ACCGCCAGCAGTCGGGATAAAATCACCACCGCCTAGTTTTGCTTCTGTCCAACCCGCGTTGGTAATGGGTTTGCCAAACGGCAATTCCCACATCGAAATTTTATCGCCTTCTACAACGCGAACCAGCATACCCGCTTTCCGGGCCTGAATAGGGATCGCATCACGCGCTGCCATGGAAGCCACGATGCGCATACCACCACGCAAATCAGTATCTTCTAGCAGATAAAAGTCACCGGTTTTTGCAAACCGTTGTGAAATGTTAGTCGCCACTTGTGCCTCCAATGAATAGGACGCGCACCACACCACTTTGCGGATTCAGGAAATTCACTTTGATTTTCGTTGAATCAGATTGGTCAACCGTATCCGGCCAAACAATGTCGCCATCGGTGTCGAAACACTGAATGATAAAATCGGTGGCTGCTTTGTCAATGTCCAGCGTCGTTACATTGGTCAATTCATAACGCACGACTTTTACGTGCGCTTCCATATCCCTTTTACGAACGCCATGGTTCGGCTCAGTTGGGGGATTTTCAATTGTAATCCCGCGCCCAAGCACTGTTGGTTCGAATAGCCTTGTCATAAACCATACCTTTAAATTAGCGGGAAAACACAAAAACCCACATAAAAGTGGGTTAGCGTAGATAGTTGCTCGGTTCGTCGCTCAGGTATCGCCCGATTTGACGTTCCATTTTGTGTTTTGCCGCAACTGGTATTGGCTGTTTGATATGGCGAATTCCGTGAGGATCGGAGCGGCGATTACCAACCAGCAATTCACCGGACAAGAACGTACGAATATATTCAGGACTTGCCATTATGCCTCCGCGTCTTTGCGCAATGCGTATTCATCCATTGCTGCAATAACTGCATCGCCCAACGGAATAAGTGATTTGGAAATACAGATTAGGTTTGAGGCACCCAACTGTACAGGTTCAGCAGATGCGGCGCCGTCGTAAAGGAATGTTGCATCCCCTAAATATGTTGTATTTGACGGTAGCGTTGTTCCAATACTCGTTTCCGCCGTGGCACCTACGGCGCGCAACAGTTTGAAGTAAATAACCGGACTATTCAACACGCGCAGGTTCGCAGACAAAGCATTAAAATAATCTGCAATAAAAGCACGTGCATAAACTTCAAACGTGTACGGGTCATATTGTTGCAGCGTGCCCACCCGAATTAGGGCGGTGTGCAGGGTATGGAGCTTTCCAGTGAATGGCGTTTTTACAGTCCAGTTTGCGTTACCGGTTCCGCCCTTCAATTGATATTCAGTTTGATCGGCCTGCACAAATACAACCATGCCTTGACGGCGTGCTGTGAGGCCAATTGCGTTTCGTTCTGCGGCGGTTGCGACGACACGATATCCACCTTTTAAATCTGCATCGTCTAAAAGGTAAGTGTCTCCAGTTCGTTGCAACCGAGAGCCAATAGGTGTCGTCATATTTGCCTCAGTTCGTATCGGAACGCGCCGAATTAATTGTGTGGTTGCCGCTCACGTCTTCCGTACGGCTACGCCCGACTTTGAGCGAGTCATTTCCTTTTACTTGAACGTTACGATTGCCCTCAATAATCAGGGTGTAATCGCCTTTTACTTTTGTGTATTTGGAACCCTTGCCACCACTGCCTTCGAACTTGTGCCCACCAGCGCTTTTTGCCGCCAGTTTATTCAAGCGCAAATCCGATGCGTTATTGATATATGCCGGAACTTCACCTTTGCTACCGGTGATGATTTCGGTATCACTGCCGACCACGGTTCGCGTGTAATCACCCAGCGTCACAATGTGCATATCGCCGGGATTGATTACGAACAATTCGTTGGTGCTGGTATCAATAACAACCTTCGCACCGTTCTTGTACATGTGCACAACACGATGCGGATAATTCTTTTGTGCTTCTGGCAGAATGGTTTTCTTGTCGCCGGGATATGGTGCCAATTCAGGTTTATACACGTCGCCTTTCGGAAAACGTACACCAACCTTTGCACCTTTTGGCGGAATATCCACGTGACCGGCACTTTGTTCGGTTTCCGTATCCGTTGCATAATCCTGATTCATAGGCAGTGCCCACGGCAACGCTGCATCAGGAATTGCGTCGGTGTGAATTCCAGTAATCCGAACCTTCACACGGCTGTTTTGTCGCGGGTCATTATCGTCCACCACAATCGCCGCATAAATGATTTTTGGATCAATGCCCTGTCGCGTTAAATGCTTTGACGGATTGAGTGGCCCGGTGCTCATTAAGGCTGAACCCCATTGACGGCGTGCCAAATCATTTTCGCTTTCAATGCTGCGGATGCGCTGACCATATTGAAATAGTACAGCGGTGCAGCAGCTTCGCTACTTGGATCAACACGTTGGTAAGTAATTGCCGCGATTTCCCCGCTAAGGTATTCGACGTACAGGTTGCGTTGCTTTTCACTCAAACGCATTTCACATTCGCGAACCACATCCAGCGTGATATCCTCAGCATTAGTTCCCGAGAATTTGCGAATAAAATAAAGTTGTTCTTCCAGCGATAGCATAAGCCACATTTTTAGCCTCCAGAAACGAAAAAACCGCGCCGTGCAATTGCTCACAGGGCGCGGTTGTACCTTTGCGAACAAAGGGTGCCGAATAATGGAATGTCGGGGTTTTCAGTATTAGCAGCGTGTTCTGTCATAGGCATCTGATTAACAGGGCCTTATCGAGTCCAGAGGTTGCATTTAGTGTTGGCAGTGTCCGACATTACACTATTCGGCGAGAAGCACTCCGTAAATTTACAGTTTATTCTCCAGCGATGGATTGCCTTTTGTTGAAAAGAACATTCCATGAATAAACGGTTTGCTTACAGATAAATTAGCGTTCATACATCGGGGTTACGGTGCGGCGGACGTTGTGCGCTGTACCAACACGTTGCATTTCCCGCAATTGTTTTACGATCTTGCGGTTTGCACGTTCGTTTGCCAGCTTTTGATTTGTCAAATAACGTGGTTTGCCATCGTGAGTCATACCGCCGACTTCCGACATTTCACCATATTCGCGATTTGCCAAACCAACAATATCACCATTACCACGTGCCAGAATATCGGAACTGGTATGTTGCAAGTTGGCGTCGTACAAACGGTTTGCTTCGGCAGCAAATGCAGCAAATACACCGGGTTGATTACGGGCTAGCGCCTGCATTTGTTTTGCAGATGCGAAACCACCATCCATACCACCGCCGCCACCAGCATCGTCAATGCCGTATTTCTTTTTCAGGTCTTTTACTTTCTTCGCATATTCATAAACGCTTTCTTGAATGTGCAAATCGGATTCCTGTGCAGCCAGCAAACGATCAAGGTTGAAACCACCGGCTGCGGCCATTGCGCGCATTGGAACCGGTACACCTTTATCGGTAAGTGCTTGCAGCATATCCATGTATTGCTGATCGCCTTCTGGTTTGAGAGTCTTTTCCCAATGCACAGATGGAATCAACAAACGAGCGCCATCATTGAGACGTTCGAAACTGCCGAGCGGGTCGATTTTATCGAGGCAATCGCCACGAGTAATCAATTTACCGCGTTCGTTCAACGTGTAGCCTTTCATTGCGGAAATCATTGGGAAAACTTTGTTGTACAAAACTTTCCGGGTCAGATAGTCACGCTCAGAACGCACCGCGTCAATGAAGAACGAAGTCGATGTATCGCCGTTGGTATAAGTCGCATCACCAGAAAGAAACGCATCGGAAATACCGAGCGCTTTCATGATGTAACCGTCCATTGCGTCTTTGTTATCGAAGATTGTCCAACCGCCTGTTGGGTCGCGGATTTCTTCGGTGGATACGCCACCACGAGTTGCCACAACTGCACCAATTGGGTCAGCGTCGGCGTTCATGAACATATCCATAACCGCTTGCATATCTGCGAGCGTTGGTTCCCATTCACCGGCACCGTCAAGCGTTACGTGCAAAATGCCTTTTTGACGCATTGCACTTCGAACCAACGTACCACGGAAAAGGTTTTTCTCCAGCAAATACCACGGCAAAACACGACGGTAATAACTGGATGCAGTCGAAGTAGAACCTGCACGACGTGGAACCCAAATTGTCGATTTAGGATCGAGTTCTAATGCCTCGTTGCTAAGCTGTTTCATCACGTCCGCGCCGAGGTGTTCCCGAATCGCTTTTACGCGAGGGGAATCCGACTGCATGGTGCTACGAATGTGCTCAGGAAATGCAACGGTAATTAACGGGTCAGTACCATGGAACGGCAACTGGTCAATCTTTGTGTTTTCAAAACCGTGTGGCATTACCCGGCTGAAAACTTTGGACGTGCCGTTATACAAAAGCGAACCAACGAAACCGCCTTTGACGTTATAGTCGAGGTCGATATCAGGCATCAGCGTACGCATGTCCAGACGATCAAGGTTTTCTTGGAAATCATCATTTACTTTGCGGTCGAGAATACCGCCGAGTGTGAATTCCGAAAACATCAGTGTGGATTTGATATCCACAATCGAACCGGCAATGCTATGGTTGTAATAAATATCGGAGTACAGACGCATGACCAGTTTTTTCTGTTCAAGGTCTTCACTGAAAACGATATCTTTCATCAACGGTTCAATGTCGATTTCAATCGGCAATTGAGCCACGCTGGTATTCGCAGATGCGGTTGCAACAAAGTCGTCTTGCAATTCAGCGTCTAAACGATCCGCATAATGGTTTTGCGAAACGCCTAGATCGGCATTACGTGTTTGCGCCGGACGCGGCACAGGCCGACTTGTCCGGTCGTATTTCCGCATTTTCATAGAAGTCTCTCGGTAGTTGCGTAAACCACAATCACGTCGCCTTGGCGGTTGTCATGCCAGACTTTTTCTTTCGCGTCGTAGGGGCGCAGATTCTGGAAAATTTCGATTTGATTTGCGTCTTGGTTATGAGCGCCATACGGCTTGCGCAGATCAATTGACAGGTCGGCCAAATAGAAATTGAAATCGCCCTGTTGAATAAACCGCTCCCACATTTTACGGCCTGCGGGAGTATTGGAAATATCAGAACGTAGGCAGCGGCCCCGTTGCAATATTTGATTACGCATAACGGCCCGAGCGAGGCCCGGAACTTGTGTGCGTACCTCTACTTGCACAACACGCTGACCAAACGTAGGCGAGCGCACAGATTTGAAATAGCAGGAATAAACAATTTCGTCTGTACCGTAGACATTCAACGTACGAACACGGCAGTCTTCAAGCCCGGTGATTTCCGTATCTTGGAACTCACGCATTTCGTACGTTATGCCGTCATGTTCCATAACGCCGCAATTGATTGAATCGTCTCCAATGATTTGCGCGTAACGGTCAATGTCGTCTTCGAGTGGGGCAATCAGCGCATTTGCAAGTATTGGCATTTTTTGTCATCTAGAATTTACGGTTGCTGGAAGCAGGATCGACAACAATGTCGAGTGGCATTTTTGTGATCTTTTTCTGCGGCTTGACACTGCGAATACGGTAGATGAAATATCGGCCCTGACTTTCAGCGCGTTCCAATTCATCAGCTTCTGCCGCACTCGTTTTTTCGTACTGCCACGTGTCACCATTGCGGAACTGCACGTAAAGAATATTCTTCTTTGAATCGTGCTGAACCGCATACAGATTGCTGCTGTCGATTTCCAATGAACGAATGTGCGAAAGTTTCTTTGGAGGTTCGACCGGCGGTTTTTCTAACCCGCCTACCCCTGCCTTTACAGTTATTTTCCGAACCTTTCCAGTCCAACCGTTCGAATGTTCAACAATCCGATCGACTTCAATCTTTTTAAGTTCGAATTCAATTTCCGGGCTGTTTTTGTGCAAGACGATATAACCACTACCGATTTTGCGTACGCCAAAAACGTTACCCGGATGCAGGTGCAGTTCGTAATCTTCGTTGTGGCGGTTTTCTGTGAAAGCGAGTTCTTTACCGCCGTATTTGAACCACAGATATTTTGTTAAATCGGGAAGGCTCATGGCAACTCCCTTACGCGGCTGTCGCTTTTTCCGCTTTGAGGATTACGCCGTAGTATTCCCACAGCTTGTCGAAAGCTTTTGCGCGTGCGCGTTGCTTACCGACTTCCTCACTGAAAAGCGCAGGGTCAGCACACGAACTTTCGCCCAGTGCTTCGACGGTGTTTTTGCCGACCAGAACGCATACGGTCAGCATCGTACCGGGCACGTGCCAGTAGTGTTCTTTTTCGATTTGGGAATTCAAATATTCCGGTGTGATTTTTTGCATTAACGGCTTCTCCCCGCACTCATAATCATTAGCGGTGCACCATTTTTCATGGTTACGCCGCCGTTCGAAGTACCAACAACCGTACCAGCGCCACTGCCGAGTTTCGAAGCACCAATTGCACTTGGGCGCGTAATCGAAAAGTCCATTGGCTCTGCCATAAGCGCAGCCAAGAAATCCTCTTCTTGCAAACCCCAAATGCACAGCGCCATTGCTCGCCAGTTATCGTCGGTGTAGCCGTCACCTTTACCAACACCTTTTTCCAAATCGCGAATGGTAAACATCTGTTTAAACAAATGCGCGACTGGACTGCCCTTGTAGAATTCCCGATAGTCCGAATCACGTGCTTCGATCAAAGTTTTCACCTTGATTTCAGATTTCGGAACTTTCACAAAGCCCTGTTCAATACGGGTTTTTACGCCAACCATATCAAGGTATTTCAGGCTGTGCTGTTTCGAGATAAAACCATTGATCTCATCGTCGGCTGTCGGGTCGTCGGTCATGTCCATGCGGGCATCGTCCAACAACTTCACGCTGTTCCATCGGTCAGCAAGCAAAACTTTTACGTTCCGCTTTTTCATGATAGGCAGAATGATTTCCGAATAAATCAAGCTATGGTTAAGCTTATAGCCGGGAAGAGGAATGATTTCTCCTACAAGGTCTATGTTTAAATTAACGCCGTCGGTGGTGCCACCAACAATGGAGAAACTGTTGTCAGTCAAACCGGCGTCAATTGCCAACAAAGAGGCTTTTGCGCTTTTCTTGCATTTGATGATTTCGCCGTACATATACGACTGTCCCGCTTTCTTGCTATTGCGGAAACGTGGCTCAAGCACCAATACGT